GCTACACTAGAAGGATCAGTTGGTGGCACCCATGAATCTTGCAATTGCTCCTTCACTGCTTCTCTTGCTACATCACCTTTTGCAAAGACAGTTTCTTGGGTAGGTCTATCTGTGCTTGGGGCAGATTGTGATCTACCTTGGGCAAATTCCAAGTTGAATTCTATTTCACCTACAGTTTTTTGAGATGCTTTCTTTGTATATGGAAGGGCATAAACTCTGAGGCTACCAAGCACTGGCATATCAAGTGTACCAGCTCCACTTGAATTTAATACTGCTTCAAGGGTGCTCGCATCATCCTGATAATTTTCCCCATGGACAAAAGCCTTCAGCCTAAATCTTGGGGATAGTCTGCCAATATCTTCAACAAATCTATCAGAGCTGTTTGGGTACTCATGCAGAATTATGCGCCTACCTGCTTCAGTGAGAATTTCATCTCTAACAGAGAATGTAACACCCTTAAATCTTGCAGTTAATAACTCATCTACTCTACTAATAGTCATTAGTTTACCTTAGTATGCAAAAGCTACATTAGAACCAGTGTTGAGATTTATGTTGGCATCCTCAACAACTGCACCATCCCTTCCCCTAACTCCAATTTCACCAGAAACTCTTACATCATTATTTGTCCTTGCCATTGACTGTGTTACTTTTTCTACAGCAACATCTTTTCCAAGGTTTTTAGTATCAATTGGCACATGGTTCATATTAAGATTTACACCTTCTTTCATGAGGCTCATGTTTGGGCTCAGGACATTTTCTTTTTCATAGACTGTTTTTGCATTGTTTAATACACCTAAGAAATTCTGCTCATTGTTATTTATTACATTGGTGATATTTGAAACACTTTTATCAACCATCTGGGGCATATTGCTATTTGTGGCAAGTGGCTTTACAGCTGGAGAGTTTGCAACTTTACTATAGTTTGCAAAGCTTTTGCTCATTGCATCTGATGTTTTGAGATCTGGGCCAGGCATCAGAGGCATTGCAGGCATCAACTTTTTGGTTTTATCCACAACCTTGTGGGTTACATCATACCCTAGCTCACCCTTTAAAACATCCCAAGCAGCACCAATCCCCTCACCCATTGATAGGGCAGCTGTTGCCTTTGCAAGACCTATTATGAGATTGAAAAACCCCTTTATTATTGCTGCAAGTCCGTTGATTACAGCTGCAAATATCTCCCCCCAAGCTTCCAAAGATTTACTGCTATTATCAAATTCAACACCAAAACTCTTAAAAAGAAACATTACTATTGTCTTGCCAGCTTTCAGCAATGGCTTAAATGCTGAGGCTAAATTTAATATTGATTGTCTAAAAGCTGTTGATTTTGAATATATTCTTGCAAATACAAAACCAAGCCATGCAACAACTGCAATTACTGCAAGTACAGGCAGAGAGATGGCTCCAAATGCTCCTGCTATTCCTGCAAATACAGGAAGGGCTGCAGCAGCCATTGAAGTGATGACCCCAATAGCAACCACAGCGGCAGTTATTGCTATTGTTACAATTGAAAGAATAACACCAAATTGAACAAGTTTAGGATTGTTCTTCACAAATACAAGGATTGATTTACTTAGTTTCAGAATCTTATCTGAGTATTTGTCAAATAGTTTTATGAAGCCCGTACCTATAGACCTAGAAACCGCTTTAAAAATTTCTACAACTCGTTTACCAGCAGTACTAGACCGCTTCATGTAAACTTCCCACTCTTTGTTCATTGATTCAAGTGCTTCATGTGATGATGAAAGCTCGAATGCCTTATCAAGCAGATCTATTTTGGAAACAGCTGATATAACAAACTTGCCTGCTTCTTGGCCAAACACCTTAAAGATCTTTGTGGCACGCTCAACATCTTCAAGCTTTGATAGATCCTTGAGCATTTTAAGTGCTGCTTTTTTTGGGTCATCAAGCATTTTCTGCATCATGCCTGGCATCTTCATCATTCTTGACATCATCATGTTGATGCCAGATGCAGCAAGCTCAGGTGAAACTGTTATTTGATCACCGAATGCTGCCCAACCAGCAATTACATCAGTGGGCACATTTAAGGTTTTCATTGTTCCAGATGTACGCTTAACAATCTCAATAATGTGTGCACCATTAGCACTTACATTATCAGCAAGAAAGTTAATCTGACTCATAAAGTCTTCTGTTGCCTTCATAGACAGAGTCAAATTATCCCGAATCTTTCCAATGTCTTCTGCAGCAGCTCCTTCAAGCATGTCAAAGGCATTGGCTGTTTTCATTACAGTGGATAGGAAAGCATCCATCTGATCATTGGCAATACCAAGCTTACCACCTTGGTATACAATGTCTGCTAGCCCTAGTGCTGACTTGCCAGAGGCAACACTCACTGCTACTATTTTTGCACGCATCTTTCCTAGTGCAGCACCAGTTAGACCTGTAGACCTTTGAACATCAGCCATCTTATCATCAAGTGCAGATGCAGCCTTGACAAATGCCCACAAAGCAGCAGTTGCAGCAGCAGTGCCAATAACTGAGCCAAAATTTGCCATCGCATCTCCAGCAGACTTCAGCCTTTTGCTCATAGCATTTATCTTTACTTTTGCTCTTTGAGAAGCAGCAGCAAATCTATCTGTCTGACGAGAAATTTTGGCTAGTGGTCCAGAGTACTTATCAATTATGTTGTATAGATACTCAACTGAAAATGCGATGGCATCACCTATTTTTTGTTTGCTTCACGGTTGATTTTTTCTAGTTCATCAATAGCAACACTGCACTCCCAAAGGCACATGTCAAGTGCTGATTGGTAGCTTATACCGCCTGTACTTGCAACGCAGACTCTGGTTGCTGTTCTTGGGTATTCTTCCCTGCCCCTTCCAAGGGCATACCGAAAAAAGAGCACCATTTTACCGCCATGTTGAATGCATCATCTGGGTGCATCTCTGACCATAACCCAGGAGTCATAACTTGGATGCCATCAACAACACAGACAGATCGCCTTAGAGTTTTACAAGCCATCTTTTGGAAGATGGAAAGGAACTCTGAAGCATCAACAGTCTCAGCAGAAAGCAGAGCCATGTGGAGCACTTCTTCAATCCCTGCAGCTTCATCTTCAATAGTTTGAGCTTCATCTTTAAATGCCTTTACAGCTTCACCAGCAACAACTTGGAGGTCATCCTCATCAATGGCATCTCTAAGGTGCTTGCTATTTTTAGCAATCTCCATTTGAGCACGACCAATCATCTGCTTGAGTTTGGTGTATTCTTTGACATGCTCCATTCCAGGCTCACGCAACTCAACAAAAGTAGAGTCAGTTGTTTTACCTTTAATGGTGAATGGAATTGATCGTTCTAGCTTGTACTGTGCTGTACCTTCATAAATAGACATAATAACTTACCTTGGCTGAGATTAAAAATTCCCATCACCTCCTCCCAGCCAGGGTGGAGGATCAGGGAAAGGATATTAAGAACGACTCATTTGATCGCCTTCAAACTCGATGCTTACTGTGCCATCTGCACTGGCTTCTCGTTCTACCATATTGACAAGAGACATGCTGTCCCATGATAGAGTTACAGAAGTTCCATCAGTGTTGCGTTGAAGTGCTTTAATTGAGTTTGATCCAATTTTCTCTTTTAGATCTGCAATAAATGCATCTGTATCTGTTTTGAGATACACATCAAAGCTACACTTGCCAATAGTTCCTTCAGCATCTACTGAATGGACAGACTCATTAAGTCCACCACCAGCTGATGCAGAACGAACATTGATTTCACCTTCACCACCATCATACTTAAAGCTATTTGGCACAATAGCAATTGGGTCATTGTTGACCAGAATTGATGGGACTGATAAAGTTTGATTCCCCATTTTTCATACCTCCTAATTAAACTGTAATTTCAGTTCCAGTTGAGCCAACAGTGAAGTCGAACTGTAGTGAATAGTTGATTGTTCCAAGCTGAGTCACAATAGTTAATGGCCCAGAAATTGTTGCTTTTCGCTCTGATAAAGATACAGTTACTACTGTATTCTGAGCAAAATAACTTTCTGCCTCACGACCAGCTTGTGTGAGGGCAAGAGTTGACAAAAATCTGTAGATCCTGAGAAGTTCAGCCTTAATGCTTTCAGCACTTGCCATAGAACGACCAGGAATCAAAGCACCCTCAGTCAAACGACTTTGAGCATATGTTGATTTAAGGACTCGGAAAAAGATCTCACGACAAACACTACCAGTATCAATGAAGTTCAGATAATGGAAGCTGTCATTAACATTCCCACCAGCATCAGTGGTATAGGTTGTAACAACTGGGCCCATAATCATTGCATTACCAGCAGGATTCACACCATATGTGGTAAACCCATCCTCTTCAAGCTCAAGTTGCTCTTGTGAGGTGAATTGATCAGCAGGAGGTGTAACAGGAGTGCGAGCAATTGGAGTATTAAAGTATGGCAAACTCGCAAGAGCTGGCCCACCGAATGCATCTAACTGACCACTGGTTGTAATAATAAAATCAGCAATCGGCGCATCTGTTGTCAATCGTCGTGCTCGAATACCAGCAAACTCAGCCATAACCCAGTCAGCAGGACGCAAGACCTCTGGTCCTTCATGGTCATCACCAGCAACAACATTACTTCCACCAACAACAAGTACTTGAGTGTTGAGGGTGGCCACAGCAATCTTTGCATTTGCAAAAGTGGCTGATGTGCCATGGAAAACAGTACCATCAATGATGTTGTTAGAGGCATTAAACCGTGCAACAAACTCATCAGTGATGATAGTAAGATTAGCAGTCCAGAACTCAGGCCACTCAGCACCTGTGTACCGAATGCCCTCAATAGGGTCAAGAATGCCAGTTAAGACAGGATCATTTGCACCAGAAGCAAAAGGTGCAGTTGTCACAGTAACACCAGGGACATTTCCAGCAACATCAATGCCATAGAAATTACCAATTGTGCCGCCATCCGTAGCAGTGAGGGTAACAACTCCTGCCACATTAGCAGCTGTGAATGGAGGATCAGCAAGAGCAGCAATGGCTGTAACAAGAGCATCACCAATTTCTGTATCAGTATCATCTTCAAGAACAGTAAGTGTAACTTCAAACTGACGAGCATCAACCATGCCAATGACATATGTGCCATCACTTGTGGCTGTGCTGTCAAATGTAATTGTGGCTTCTGCCTCAACAGCTGTGCCACTGGCATCTTTAGAGATGACATCAAGCGGTGAATAACCACCATTTGATTGCTTCCATGCCAAGATGCGATATGTCAATTCAGAAGTTGCACCAAATAAGGTTTTAATTTCAGTGGTGTTTAATGACTGAATGTCCTGATTTAATGCACCATCAACAGCTTCGCCTGCACTTCCTGTCTGACCTACAATCAAGTCTCGACGCTCTTCAAATGCTGTAACAAGTGCAGCAGGCAGTAACTGGATTGTAATACGTGGGTTGCTTGTTGGCTGTCCCATGGCTTACGCCTCCTTTTTCTTTGTTGCTTTTTTCTTTGAAACAGCAACAGATTTATTATTTGCTACAATAGCTCCATCATTATCCTTCATCCGTCTGCGCCAATTCTTATCAAGTGGTGTGCCATTGACATCAACAGCAACCTTGATTTTGCCACCAGGTTTCAGCCCATGAATTGACACAATTGACTTGTTTTCAAGCTCAACTGATTTGATCATTCTACTGCTCCTCATCTAAGTTAATATTTGCAGTCATCGTAGCATAATCATCATCATGAAGATTAAAGCTATCTTCGATGTCTCTGAATGCAACATCATCTTGCATAGTAAAGCCATCACTAAAGTCAATTGCTGCGGGAAGTTGCCAATCATAAACATGGGTAAGATATGAGCTATTGTAAATTCCTGGCCCATGACCAGAAGTTATTGCAACATATGATATTGAATTATCAGCATCTTGGAATTCATATCCATAGACAGCCTTTAATAGTGATTTGTAAATTGTATCATAAGCAAGGTCTTGAGCATCTGCCCCTGAAATCTCATCATGGGTGGGTATAAACACAGTTATAGAAAAGTTTTGCAGCAATCTAAGAAGCATATTGTCTTGGCCTGTAAACCCTGCAATAGCATCATTCTCTGTATGCCTATCTTTTGATGCATCAACATCGCCCATAATGACAAAAAGATAAGGCTCATCTGTGTTCTGTTTAGAATATGCTGCCTCTGCCCTTTTAAAGTCTGCTGCAGCTGCTATTCTAAATCCAGAAATAATCTCAAGGCCATCAACTATACCAGTGGGCATGTTAGGCAGATTAGATATATCAACTGTAAAATTATCATCATCAATGACAGTTGCAACAACTTGAAGTCCAAGCCCTATATTATCAACTAAATATTGATTGCCATCTGGGGTAGGGGCTATTGTTTCACCATCAGGCAGAACAACTTCAAAAAATCTCCTGTTAGGAATACCATCAATATCATGAACTCCATCCCAAACACTACCCCAGCCACCCATAGTTAAGGTCTGATCATCATTAGTCTGACTAGGTTGTATAAGGTCATGGTCAAATGCAGTCTCAAATCTGACAGTTCCATCAGGGTTTAATGTTGCCCCAACTATTTCATTTCTTGTATCACCAGCACTTATTACAATTTTCTTCCCTGCTGAGTAGCCATGGTCAGTTATCTCAATTGATAAAACTGAGCCAAGAGATGATGCACCCACAACTGTCTCTTTTTCAGTGAACAGATCAGTTATGATAGGCAAATATTTTTTTAAATGTTTTGTTATCAGGGATGGAGTAATCATTTATATTTTATTCCATTGATGCCATGCTCAATAAGAGCAGATTGAGTATCACGAGCTTTGTTATTTATAGCAACTATAAGGTGAGGTCTTGCTTTCATTTTCTTTGTTCCATCTTCTAAAAACTTTGCATACTCAACTTTTTCACCTACTACCATTTGGTATGGACCAGAAACTTTATAGCCTCCAGACCTTGCCAAACGACCGCTTCTATTAGCAGGGGCTTCGGTTGGGGATGATGCTATGTGAATCCTTCCCCTAAATGAATACTGCCGTCCTGTCCTGTTGCCTGTTCTTATTAATCTTTTTGTTTCTGAAACAACTTCTTGACCTATTTCAATAAGTGCTTTTCTAATTCCTTCTTGGTGCAAAGATTTCTGTTCTGATATTTCTATTAAAACTTTTTTTGATCTGTTATTTACTTTTACTGTGATCACGCCTTAGTGGCCTCAAGGGAATCTTCACCCCTGTCTGTTACTTGTATAGCTAAGAATTGATTGTCTTCATTAATGTTAGTTACAGATACAACACGAAATCTTTTTTCTCTAAACAGGATAAAATAATTGCTGCTTTCAATAACTTCTAATGCAGATGAGTACAGAACATAGAAAATATGAGTTGTTCTCTCATCAATGCTTACTCCACTAAACTTTTTACCACCACTAAGGATTCCAGTGACAGTTTCTAAAGTAGATCTTCTTGTGAATACAGTGGCGAATTGCTCAACAGGTTGAGATGAGTCATAATCACTTTCATCAAGATCACGGGTTTGAATCCGAATCTTTTTATTAAGATCTCCCCTGCAGAGCTTCTTTCTGGTTGGTTTATGGAACTTGCAATTAGCCAAAGGTATTCACTATTCTGTATTGATTTAATATTGCCCTTGCTGATGATGGAATGCTTATGCCATCACAAGGTGAGCAGTCTCCACGATTAACATACAAGTAGCATACAATAACCTTGATTGCAGCCTTAATAGGACTAGGGACATCAGCTGCAGCCCCATACCCAGCAACAAATTCAATTTCAAAAGGGTAAGCAATATTATCAACAGCAACTCCATCCTCAAACAACAGTCTTGAGAATGCTGAACCTAGCTTGATCTCAAAATCAGTGAATGCTTCTTGAGCACTATTAATTGTAATCTCTATGCTTGTTACAGTTTTAAGAGGTGCACGCCTTACCTGAATATAGGGAAACTTCTCAAATCTTGAGCATTCAAGTAATTGGAAGAACCCTGTAAAGGTTCTTTCAACAAATACTCTATTTGTAAGTTTTTCAGCAATTTCAGTAGCAGCCCCAATCAGAGCTGTAACCAGAACATCATCGTCATCATCCTCAATTACGCACCACTCTTTTGCTTCAGCAAGTGTAATAGGAAGTTCAGATGCTGCTGTTTTTAGCACATAATTATCAATTGCCATTTGAAATCTCTGCCAATTCTTTTATAATAGTTGTTACAGACTTGCGCCTGTCAACATTGATTTTAAGATTTTCTTCAGCCCATTCTTCTAGCTGAATCTTTGCATCTTCAGCATCAATGGCACAATCAACAATATTATTAAGAGTATCTTCAATTGTTGGAGCATCTTCTTTCATTCCAGCCATAATTGCAGAAGAAATAAAGTTGGCTCCATGAGGCTCAGCAACAGGCATAGGAGTAGTTGCACCCTCAACCTTTACTACCTTATCAAAAGGAGTAATAAAGCTCTTAGACAACAGCATATCAATGAGAGAAGCAGGGATATCAGACTCAGCATATGCCTTATCTTTCTTCATAGAAAATTGAGGTAAATGAGGTTGGGCTTGTGCCCATCGTCCTGACTTCTTAGCAGTATATTTTTTCATAATATTCTCCAAAAAAGCCCAGCCATTACAACTGGGCTTTTTAATCACAAATTACTTCTTAGCTACAACTACCTTACGAGGTGCTATCAGTCTTCAGATATTCACCGCTTTTCACAGCAAGAATGGAGCCAACAGCTCCATCTGTCACCCCAGTACTAACAAAGCTTGCACGAACATACCGCTTTGTTGAATGCACACCCACACAAGCAATTGAATCACCATTTGCATGGATGGCACCAAACACAGGGAGTGCACCAATCAGCTTAGTAGTTCCAACAGTAGCAGCATCTGAAAGGTCAGACTCATCACCTTCTTCAATCAGAAGGGTATGAGATCCATCAGTCCACGCAGTAATAAGGCAAGCAAAAAAGACACCAAGATCAAATTCAGCAGTGTCTACAATTGCACCAGCATTTGTTTCATTTCCATCAAGCCCAAGGTTAATTCCAGCAACCTCTACTACTTGATCAGATACATTATCTCGAATAGGCATATGAGCCTCCTTAAATTGTATTTTTATTAGCTATATAAAAAGGACTAAGCCTTATGCCTAGTCCCTTTACAAACAATCAGGTCACTTTATTAAGCAGCCTTAATTTTCATGATCTTACCAGCTTCATAGTTTGTTACAGCACCACCAACACGCTTGGTAGTGTAGAAGCGGATGTATGGCTTCAATGTATAAGGATCACGAAGGATACGGATACCAAAACGATCAGCAATGGTATAGAACTCTTGGAAGTCAGCATAGACAAGAGGAAGGGCACTATCAGCCACTGCTGGCATATCTGCCATAAAGGTAACAGGGGCACCAAGGAGGATCTTATCAGCACCTTCAGCAATGATGCGAGGATTAAGAAGGTATTTACCTTGAGAATCCTTCAGGGTTGCAATGTTGAACCAAGTTGCACGCTTCATACCCCATGTTGCACCCATTTGGTAATCTTCAATGAGTGAATTCTGAAGGCCAATAACATCATCACCATCGATGACAGAGGCAGCAGCAGTTTGAATCTGCTCAACAGCATTGCGCTGATAAACACCAGCAGCAGACCAAGCAGCATAAGCAAGAAAACCTTTAGGCTTCATAGAGCCATCACCCACAACAAAGGAGGTATTTTCTTTGCGACCAATACGGCGTTGAACTTTATTAGCAAGCCAAGCCTCAAGATCAAAACCAGCATCATCAACCATCTTCTGAGTTGCTTTTGGTTGAGCATAGATTTCATGGATAGGAATTTTGATTAAGCCAACTCCAGGGGAGTCAGTATCATCACGGGAATCTACTTCACCTACCCAGCCACAATCTGCTTCATCATCATCCAAGAGGATTTCAAGGACATCAGAGCCAGTGGTCATGATGTTAGCAAGAGCACGAAGAGGGGAAGTTTCAAAGATACGGGTTGAAACCTGTGTTGACCGCTCTGAGGAGAGAAAATACCCACCATCAGGATTAGATCCAGCAACAAGATCTTTAACATGACGCTCAACTTCTTCATCAGATGCGCCAATCAAGCTCTTCGCAGCAGCATTACGGCAAACTGCTTCAAGTTGATCTTCTTCAATGGCAGTTCCTTTGCGCATGAAACGGGCAAGTGCAGTCTTGTATGCCTTTTCATCAGCACCATCTTCAGAGTTATTTGTGCCTTTGGCAACAAGCAACTCAAGGTCTTCAATTTGCTGCTTTGAATCTTTTTGTGCAGCAGTAAGTGTATTTAGTTCTTCAATTGCCTTGGCAGAGTCTTCTTTCATCTTTGCCAGAGCTTCAGCATCAAGTGGGTCAACTTTCTTGCCCATCTCATCACTTTTTTCTTGAATGGCACGTATTGTAGTGGCAAGGCCATCAAGGGTTGCTTTAATATCTTTTTGAATATCATCATCAGCCATTATACTTCTCCTTTGTTAATTGTCTTGAGAGTCTTTCTCAATATTGCTCCAATTTCTTTCAGCCCATCATCACCATCGCGGTGGCCATCTGAGCTAACATCACGCAAGCCAGAAGACTTTAATGCTGAAACCATAGCCTTTGCTTTCTTCCCACTCAAGCAAATGCCATCCTTAAATATATTCTCTAAATCCTTTTCACCAAAGGCAGAAAAATCATCAACTCTAAAAGCAGACTTATCATTAAACGGACTTTCCAAGTCCATCTTCTCGTAATATTTTTCAATATTACGGATAATACTAGGGCGATCCTGTTCAGGTAAATCAATGCTGAAACGACCCCCTCTCATAGCCCCTGCAGCTGCGAATATAGCTTTTGGCACTACCGTCAGCACACCATCTATAACATCCGCTATGGGGAGCTTATAGCTCTCAAACTTCTCTGGGGCTATATTGTAATACCACAGGAATGCTTGTCTGTACCTGCGTTGAATAGCTCCACCCTCAAGGCCATCATCCTCTGCCCCTGTGAGCTCACGAATACGACCAATTGCACCTTCAGGGTTCCATGCTTTGTCTCTGTCAGCAATAGGCATGTTTGTGAATGGCACAACCTTCTTGGTTGCAATATGCTTTGGATAATCTGCATCAGTCAATGCATCATGATCAGACCCAATTCCAACAAGAGAAATTTCTCTCAAAACTGCTTTTGTTAGGTTGTTTGGGTTTTCAGCATCCTCAAACAACCAATTGCCACCGATACTTAATGCTCTTCCAAAGCCCTTCTGCCATGCTGAAACAGCATCCTTAACTTCATTATTATAGATATCAGGCAAGTCACGAAAGAGGAGCTTAAACCATAAGCCCTTTTCATCTTCTTTCAACTCTACAAAATTACCAGCAATGTTAGAAGCAGAAGCCCAATGGTCAACAAAACAGACAGGGTTCTTGAGCATAAAATCCAAGATATATACAGGCTGATCATTAAAATTAGTAGGGATATCTCCATGTGAGTCTGAGTGACCTTTTGTATTTGCATATCCAGTAAGGTATATTTTACCATCTTCTTCGGTGACTTTTCTTTCAGTCACTTCAAAAAGTTTCGTATCAAGTGTTGTTTTCTTTTTCTTCATAGTCTTTCTCACACGGAGTAAATGGATGAGCATCGTCAATTGGCTGTATTGCCTATACTTGCACCTAGAGATACATCACCAGGATGCATTAAGCTTTGTCCACCCACTATGAATGGCTCTGTTATCTTTACTACTTGAAAATCAGCTGCTCTGTGATTGAAAGGCTTTGTTCTGACAATGCTATCACCCACAGTCCTCCACTTCTTTGTTGTGCTTGTTCTTACAAAAGAAACAGGCTGTATAATAGAAGGAGTTAAGCCTGATAAAAGCTCTGCCTCTATCAACTTAGTTGCCTCAGCTGAACTCTGGGTCTCAAAAGAAATAATTGTCCCAACTCTTCCTGAGAATTTTCTTTTTAAGATCACAGCAGCAGTCAAAGCAATATCTCTATCACTAAATTCATCACCTTCATCAAGGAGATTTTGTCTTGCCTCATCTACAGCATCTTCAATATTTCTCTGGTTGGTATTTGTTATAATCTCAGCTGATTCTGCACTATGCTCTTCCAACCATTTAAGAAGGGCAAATGCAAACAAGATTGAATCATCAGATCCTTCTTCAATCTCATCAACCTTAACACCAATACCAAAGAAAGACTTGTTAGCAAACTTGCTTACACTTCCAGCAAATTGACCTTGAACTCTATTGTATTGCTTCTGAAGCAACCCTACCCATTCACCTTCAAAAGATGAGGCATCTGTTATTCTTCCTGTTGCTGAAAACCTTACTGTAAAATCTTTCACCATTCTTCTGAATAAGCTAACAACTTCTGGCCTGAAAGTCTTTTCAAGCTTCAGCTTATTCCTAAGATCAGTATTGACCTGTATGTTCTCAGAAGCAACAGTCATTATAGCTCATCAACCTCAGGCTCATCTCCAAATACATCTTCACCAAGTGGAATCAAATTTGCCGCTTGGTAAATGGTATCTCCACCATCAACAGGGTCACGTCCAATCCCTGCTCTCAATTCATTTGTGGTCTCAATATTCATCTTACTCTGTTCTGCTAACTGTGCAAGCATTCGAGTCTTCAAGGCAGGGATGCTCAATGGATCATAGGAGATTTTCCAATCATCCATAGACACCCCATAGCGAGGAAGCAAGAACTTAGACAGCCCAGCAAAAATAATATCTGCTAATGGCAGGACAGCTTGGTCATAAAGTAGGCCAATGGCTGTATTAAAGTTGTTAAATGTAGAGGCATCATTTGAAATCAAAGGGAGTGGGATTTTATACCTGAGATAAATTGCCTGAGTAGCAATGTTATCTAAAGTTGAATAATCCATATCCTTGTTTGACTTTCCTACCTCTTCAATATTAACATCAGCAGCAGATATTACAGCTACCCTTCCAGCATTAGTTTCACCAGAAAGATCTTCATTGATTCTTTGCTTGCGCTCCTGATGCTCATCATCATCTATGCCACTCTCATCTTTAAAGGATACAATGAGAGATAATCTACCACCATTTTCAATCAACTTTAAGTTGTGATTGAGCCCTTTGATCTTCTGGCTAATCTCAAGAGCAATAGCTTGGATAAGAGAATCACCATTCACATTTGCCTCTGAGGAAGAGAAGCCCATAATGTGATAAATTTCTTTCAAGGCTCCATCCAAGAATCTTGTGCTGCCTCTTTTTTCAATCCTCTTGTATCTCCCTCTACCAGCCCCAGCATTAACATCATAGGTTGCTGGAAATAAGTCTCTAATATCTGTTGTTGTATTAACAACTTGAGGCTTAACAGAAAACAACTCAAGAGGAGGGCGGTTGACACTTCCTAATCCAGATATGTGAGAATCAGCTGTCAGCAAATAATGCCTGCTCAGGTCTCCTGCTAATTGACTCCATGATTGAAAGCCATTTGGTTGCTTTAACAGCTTTATTACTTCTTCATCTTTGAAAATCTTCCCATCTTTATTAACAAGTACAGGTTGAATTTGCTCAAAAGTACTAGCAATCATATCAACAGCAGTAGCAAGTGATGAGTTCTTCCTGTATAATCTCATTGCCTTATAGGAAGATATCCCTCCACCCCTTAAAGCAGCATCAAGCATTGACCCAGAAGAGATAGGAATGATTACAGAAGAGCCAGACTTTTTGCCCACAGTCTCTTCTTCCTTATTTTTAGAAAATCTAAACCAGTTTAGCATAATTAACCATTCACCACAGGAGGGATATAAACATACTGCATCCCAAAAATAATAGTTCTGACACTATCAGACAAATCATCATTATAATACAACTCATATTTTCCACCTTTAGGTAAAAATGGAGGTCTGTGTGTAAGGTCAATTACACCACTTGCCCCTGGCTGAATACCACGATTTATGATAACATCTGTGAAATCCATATTCTTATCTTCAATAAAGGCATGGAAAAGGGCATCAATCCCTGGTTGTGCATCAGCACGCGCTGTACTTTGTGTTAACCACACATCGCCCGTTGAGAAAAATGCAAACATCAAGTTGCTGAACTCACCTATCTCATCAATTGCTGTCGATGTGTCTGGTATCGTGAATGCATAACCACTTTCATAATAATCAATCCCAAAACTTGTATCAGGCCCGTACACAGCCACCTCTGTGTCAATATACTCTATGGTGACAATATAGTAATTCCCAACATTTAGTAATACGTTTGCAGGGTCTTCTGGGGCATCGCCTATTTCTAAATTGTCGAGGAAATATAACCTTTTCCCACCAATTAAACTAAGAACTGTTCCAGCAGTCCCAACCTGCACACCATCGTCAACTGTAGTCACACCAGAGATAGGCTTATCCACTCCCATATCATACATTCTGAAAAGGACAGACCCTGGTACAGGTGTGTAAATTATATTATCCACAAACCCAACTTTGTCATTGCCATCTTGGTCTTCTGTTCTAAAGCCTATACCAACGATGTCTGTAATGACAGTTGCTGCACCGTCGTCAACCATTGCATCAATGTTAATATCAAAGTGTTCCCATTGATCCTTTAAATTCATTGCAATAGAACTACTCTTTGTATTACCAGACCCATCCTCGATAAAGACTTGAAACTTTAATTTATTATATTCCTTGTTTTGTCGAAAATTAAAAGACCCAGTGAATCCAGTCATGTCTACAGACCCAGGAAGCAACAACATCCACTCATCACCGTTTGTAGACCCTAACATCTCCATTGAATTGCCAGTTTCAGATATACCAGTATTTAAAACAGCTAGTCTTGCAGAATTAGCCACCCACACAGCCTGTAAGTCCGCATCATCAGTATACTCCTCGAAATCATCCACTAGAACACCAGCGGCAGACTCAAGGGTGGCATAACCACCGTTTAAATTGTCTTGTGACACTCTGACAATTTGCCCAACAATGTTTGTGGGGGTAACGGTTCCCTGAATTTCTCTTGAGCTTTCACAATGTTCATTGACTATCTGTGGCCTGATTTTTAACTTATTCAAAGCCCCTTTTGTGACGTTATATGCGCGCTCTTGAGCTGTCATCTTGGTGAATGTTGCTGGTATTCCTGCACCATATTCTGCTGTTGCTACTGTTTCTCTTATCCATGATCCAGCAAATGTGTATTTTGCCCCAGTATCTTCCTCTAAAAATGTAGACCCGTGTGGAGCTAAAGTGCCCACTGGCTTTATGTCTGTTGATAGCCCTGTATAGTGGTATGCTCCTGCTATCTTATTAACAGCCATTATTGGTTACACCCAGTGTCAAACTCTGAATTTTGATCAGCAGTCAATACAGGACTATATAAGACCAAAGATAAATTATTTGGGCACCATTTAGTGCCAAACTTGCCAGAGGCATAAGCCACTATTTCAGCTTGAGTTTTAGGTTGCGCTACTCCAGCAATAAAGAAGAAACCACCACCACTTTCAAGGAGATCTTGGGCAATTAATTCAGCAACTTCAGGCAGGACATATTTATTATCAGAGTTGTTGAATATATTTGCTTTGTGAAATGTTGCCACAATTATTACCTCGTAAACATATGCCCCGATGTCATAAGGGGCTGCCCTGCGCGCCCCGTCGAAATCATCATAGACTGGAGTTTGATATCCTTGCCCGATACTCGCAGTTGATGCCGCCGTTAAAGAGAAATCGCGAAGTAGTGGGTCTACGTTGTCTGGATCTGCCAGATAAGGCATATCAGTAAGCACATTGTTGTTAAGGGTCGCACCCTCAACACTACTGTCCCGCACTGCCCATGTATCACCCGTTGCATAGGGGGATGATACTAAATTATTACTGGCATTCATATCTGTTGCACCCTCACTGATCCCTATGCCAGCGTTATCATCTGTTTGAGCTCCTCCATCATCCCCGCGATATATAGTGTTATTGTATATATCTATTCCTTCAGGTTCCCACTCGATACTGTGCCTACCTATAGAAATTCCTGTCACAAAAGGGGATGCCTTTGTAAGGTCAAATATATTATTTCTTACGGTATGGTTATGCCCCGAAAGTTTAAGAAAGATCCTTAAATCCGTGGTGCCGTCTCTCCCGTGCTGGGATGAACACAAGTTCCTCTCGATTATAATGTCTTGCAATCTTTCATTATAATCATTGGTGCTTTGTGGCCCAATGGATAAATACCAAGCCCCTGCTTGCCCGAAGATATTATTAGATATTATTGCAAATTGTGTCCTAGTTGGCAATCCACTAGAACCCGTAGAGGCATAATCGCCAATATCATCTTCGGCTGGCCCGTGCATTTTAAATGTATGTGCTGACCCTGCTGTAGACCCTGAAATATCTGAATGCTCTATGACCCCTTTATCTGCCCACCAAACTCTCACAGCATGCCCGAAGAACTCAGATACTTTGTTCCCCATAAATGTTAAGTTCTCAGCCCCAATATAAGCCCCATAAGAATGACCAGCATCTAAACGGCAGGACACGATTGACATATTAAGGGCATCTGTGCTTGCTGCTCCGTTTCGCCAGTGTGTCCAGTTAATAGGGATATCAAATCCTGTAGTGTCAAGCTTGTGGGCAAGAAGTCCTTCAAGGTTCATTGAGCCACCGAGGATAGAGGCTCCAGAAGATGTACTTCCGGTGAATTTTAGGTCTAAAAGTCTAATCCCTTGCCTGTTGCTCATGTCGATAAAGTCACTGGTATTAGTTGTTGTAATGCTTGGCGCGTTATCGAAGATGCCCCAAGCATCCTCATTCGTCCCTGTCCCATAAGCACCTAGATATATACCCTCTTCTCCTGTAGGCAGGCTAAGGGTGCTAGTAGTTGTCCATGCAGCTCCTCTGTTTAGCAAGACCCTTTTCCCTGCCCCAAGATGTGTTTCTAAGGCTGTTGCCAAATCATCTGTAGTAACTTCTAATGCACCTGTAGGTTTCCCCACGAAATCATCTTGCGCGGTGTCTGAAATACAAATAGTAGCTGTGGTCGGGAAAACCGTGTCAGGGTCTGTAACTGTAACCTCAAAAGCGTCTGTGCCAATAAGTGCTAATGTTGAGCTATATGTTTTACATGTTACGCTAAAAGTTCCAGCTGATTCAAACACATGATTCGCACAAGCCCCTATAGCAAAATCTTTATCTTTACCGTTTGCCCAAGTCCCCGCACCACTGTCGTCAAATTCCCAATAGTAGTAGTTATCTCTGAATGTTCTGTCAACAGCACCAAGCTCCAAGTCAGCGTTGAAAAAGACTGAAAGAGGGGCTACACCTGTTAACCTGCTTGCTGCGGCTGGTTCCATTACTCAGCCCCCACTGCGACGAGTATAGCCCCGTTCTGTTCTGTGGTAACTAGCTCTATACTCTTCTGGTATTCTGAAGCAGTTGTTGGCTCCTCATAGTAGTGCCTTATTGCTATCGATGGTTTATCAGAAGCACCTAGATATACCATGTCTGCTGGAGGTGTTGTCACACCTTCAGTCGGGCCATCTGAATAAAAATAGGCAAGGAGTATACCACCCGCAAGCCCTGTAACAGGATTTGAGGTAATACTACCACCACCTGCGTTGTCGTTTTCAGAAGAATCAATAGCTGCCCAATCACCTCCACTCTTCTCGATAGTGGTAATTGTGGCTAGTCTAGTATCTGAATAGCTTCCTGTTAAAGTGTAAGATGCTGGCTCTGAACTAGCTACACGGCTAAAAACATAAGCTTTAGCAGAGTTTGACAGGTTGCTTGTGTTGACACGATCCCATCCTGTCGGAGTCGTTATAACATCGTTACTATTGTCACATAACGTGCTCATTACCATCATGTCACCATCACTTGTAAGTGCGGGAACATCCACAGTGATAGTATTACTAGCTGAACTTTCAACTGCGTCATCGTAGTCTTTATATGTTGCTACAGCGGATGATTCTTCACTCATCGTTGCTACAAGAACCTTAGACTCATCAATATCAATACTAAAATTGGGACTTGACCCTGTCACATCACCACTGTCAACACCAGTAAATACAGTCTGGTCGTCTGTCCCGCCATAGGTCACCGTCAAGGTTGTTACACCCGAAAGCCCTGCAATTGTGTGAACTCCAACAGAATAAGCTGTACCATCTACAGTCAATGTAGAATCACCAACAACTTCAAATTGGAACATATTGATGGTAGCTGTAGTTGGGTCAGAAGGGTATTGAATTAGTGGGTCAACATCATCTGTCCAATACCCATCTTTCATTGCTCTAAAATCTGTATCCTGAGTACTCCCCCAAGCTGTCGCAAGCCCTGCTGCTGCTGTAACTGTTGCTGTGTGCAAACCATCAACACTTATGATGGTGTCGTTAGTTCCGTCACCAACTCCTTCCATTGCTGCGAACACCGCGCCACTACCCATGGCAAACTCATAAAGAGTTCCTGCCCCATCACAAGTTAAATCAACTCCATCATAGGTAAAGGTTGCGTCACCAGTGTTTGATGCAAGCCCACCATGCCCTTTTGCTTCTACAGTGTCACCAATAGCCAAGGTAAGACACGTGCCATCAGTGGCAGTCATGTCATTGCCATTTTTTAAATCTGTCTTGGTGGTGTCTGAGGCATTTGTGCCATCAAAATAAGCAACCAGCGATTCAGAAAAAGGTGGAAATAGCCCCTTGAGCTTTATTGCTCTTTTGACAGATCTTTTGATAGATCTTTTTATGAGCCTTTTAGCACCCATTACACAGCTCTGTGGTTAATGACTAGAGGATTAGCACCAAGACCGCTTACAGTCGCCATCAGTGCCTCGCCCACTCCATGCTCAAAGATGCCTTCTCCAGCTGTGGTAATGTCTCCATCAGAATATTCAAGGTTTGTATCTGTTCCTGTACCATCTTCTTCACCAATAGTAACTGTTGCCCCATCAATGTTGGATCTGATCTTGATTTTACTAGCACTAGCATGATTCACAGAATTGGCATAATCACTGCTTTCTGTGGACTTAGTAAGGATATAATGATCACCATCTGCTTCAATTGTTGTTTGCATATCAATTCCTTATATCAAAACTTTTCTTTTCTTATTTGCTGGCCAATATGCCTGAACAAGTGAATCAAATAAGTTAGGAGACTTTGCCCCTTCAGGCTTCTTATTGATGATAAGCTTTCCAGATAAATCAGTTGTATATGTTGGTTGGCTTAATTCTGTAATCAATTGCTCAAGCTCATCAAGCTCTTTAGGCAAGCTTATCATCTCTGTCTCTGGGTATTCATCCCCATAATTGACAAATCTGTAAGTCTTATAGAACCTCAAACGAAGTTCCCAAGAGCCTTGTGACTTCAGGTTCTTGTAAAAATCTTTATTCAGAGGGCTTTCTTTATCACCAGCAATTATACGGGCTTTAGGGTTAAGAACTCCAGCACTAGCAGACCAAGGAACAACTTCAACATTCTTTATCTTGCCTTCCTTCTTCAGCCTGTTTGTTTCTGCCTTTGCTCCTGCTCCTACTCCAATGCAATCATAATGAAACTCTTGCATTCCTAAAATCTGCCCAGCTGTTACTGCCTTTCTGGTTGATACTCCTGTATCACCCATTGCCCAAGAAGATAAGCCAATTAGAACTGGGCCTTTGCGAGTTGCAAGGGCATTCTTATCACCACCCTCATCCGCAACATCAAAACCAGAGATAACTTTTCCAGTTTTTTCCAACTTTAAACCAACAGCTGCTTTGACCCACTTAGCAGCGATTAGAAGCCCTTCCACCGAAGCCGTATAATCTCTATCGACTTCTTGTGCAAAGATGTGCAACAGACCTTCTCGCTCTGCTTTCGCCCTTCTACGGTCATACCACTCTTGAGTCTTTAGAGGATTATCTGACCAGTCGAAAATAAAGACTTTGGTAATGCCCCTAGCAATCCTTTTAGCAGCATCCCAAATTTCACCAGCCATCCGCTTTCTGTAGAAGACGGTTGCTGTCCCATTTACTGAACTAATGTCTATCTGGACATTAGTGTTATCACCTAGGGCAGCTTCAATTTGCTCTGGTCTCTCATAGTGAGCAGACTCATCCTTAAAATAGATGGACTTTCTACCACCACGACCAATATTGGATCCAGCCTCACCTGTAATGGAATTTCCATTCTCAGGATTCAAGATCTTCATATAGGTAGAATGCTCTTTCTCATTCCACCCAACAGGCTGTAATTGCCTAGGAAGGTTCTGAATAATCATCCTAATTTTCTGGAAGATTGAATCAGGATCACCTAGCCTATCAACAAGTTGCTCTTTTCTACTGCCCCATCCTACAGATGAACCTTCAACAAATATAAATAACCAAACTGAAAAAGCAGCACAGCACCAAGTTGCCCCAATGTCTCTTGCCTTTTCTATCATTCCTGATTCTTGCTCATCAAGGCAAGCTATTAGGAATGTTATAAACTCTTCTTGCCTATCAAATAAAATGAAAGGCATCAGAGCAGGATTGTCACCAATTACTCTTGGATCATAAGTACATGCCCAATGATTAATAAACTCAATAGGCTTGTCTGAATAATATGCTCTTGCCCCAACTGGATTTTTAACAAGTGCTTTTAATCTCTCTGCTCTTTGGCAGAATACTTCAGTATAATCAGGTGGCCAAATTTTCAAGAATTTTTAATCATCTGAGAATATGCAGCTGCCGCTTCTTTAGGATCCATCTTTGTATCTATGTTAACATTGGTTGATTTTACTTCTGAAGCAACCTTATCAATTAATCCTAAATCACGGGCAATTATATTTGGATTAAAGAATCCTACAGATGCTCCAATAAACTTGTTATCATAGATGATTGAATCTATATGAGCTATGACTGCCGAGAAATTATCTTTTCTTCTATAATCCGCAAGGGTGCTTCCACCAACATTCATATGGTGGCAGAAAGCATTAAGTGTATATGGACGCTTCTTTGAGACAGTTCCATTTACAATCACACCCTGATTGCAAAAACATTTATTTTCTTCAAGAGGATTATCATCAGCCCACTCAAAATATGCGACTGCCTTTTCCCAAAGATCATCTGGAGAATCAAACTTCAACTTCCTTCCTGAAAATGATCGTCTTTTCCAGAATGTGTTTCCCTTTGGTGGTGCCATCTTAGCCCTCTAAAAAAATTAAATATATACAGTATAAGCTATATTCTTATGTTACGCTACCCTTTTCTTTAAAATAAGGTTTAGAGCTTTAAAGGGGTTTACCCCCTACCGCTTATAAGGCTATTTATATAAAAACTTTTATATTTTTATGGTTTCTTCCTCGACACCGGGGTATAGTAAACTTAATTTCAGCATTAAACCTTATTATGATAATAGTATTATTAGGTTTATGCTGGTTTATCTTCCCTCCTTAAACCTACCAACAATGAAAATATATTATGTTTTATTTGCAATTAAGTTTAAGGAGGTTTGCTAAACCCCTCTTAAACCTATTCAATATATAACTAGATTTTACTTTTTTATCACAGCCCATCTTATGACAGGTTTCTTTTTATTTGAACACAATTGAAGACCTCCAAAAATTTGGCCATCTATCCCTGATAAATGCTTGCCAACAGACCTTGCATTGTCTGCTTTTGACCCAAAAATGTCAACAATAGCATCTTTTAAATCAGTTCCAGAACTATTAAATGTACCAATATCACCCCCACTAGCAGCCAATAATATCTCTTTAGCAGTAACAGCCTTGCCTTTAAACTCTTCAGACAGTTGCTTAAATAAGTTAAGTTTACCTAATGTTAGTGGATCACTATTCTTATTTGAATCAAATACATCTAATAAATCACACCCACTAGCTACTAAAAGCGGAATCCTAACAAACTTATCCCATGATTTAAACCGTGACCCCTTATCTTGCAGCGGTGCATTCTCACCTGACATTATGATAGAAATGGCTGCACTCAAGATCTTTTTCCTGTTATCCAATGCCCACTGGCCAATGTCATCTCTCTTAAAAACTCTTTTATCAGGGTCAGAATCATCAGGCATTATCTTTATAGTAAGAACACGACTATTAAAATCACCAGCCAACTGAATATTATTACCAGTAAATACCCATAAAACTGCAGCTGCAGCACTAATGGTTTCATTACTCCCCAACTTCCTCCTAGAGTAAGAATCAGATGTCATAGCCTTAGCAAGTTCATTACTACTAATCTCAGAACCAGCAGGTATATTATCAAACAGCACACAAGAGTGCCCTTCCATTAAAACTGAAATAAGATGCTTCCCCATTTCTTCATCATCATCACTCCAACCAGTAGCAGCCATAGGACGATTAAAAGCCGCATGAGAAATGAGTTGGGCCATTGTTGTTTTGCCGGAACTTTGCGTAGGAGATACAATAGCAAATCCAGGAAACCCATCAGCGCCAGCAATAGAAGGACGCTGTACAGCAGTAAGAAGAGCACCAACAGCAGTTGCTCTATCCAATTCAGTTGCAAAAGGGAATTCATCAAAAACTTCATATGCAAGATATTTGTATGCATCTTTTGGGTCCATTTCTGTTAATTTTAATTTATGGTGGAACATGGCAAAAAGGCCAGTCCTTTGATTATATCCGCTTTCTTGCACTACATTCCATCCAACATCAACAAAGGGATTCTCTACAATACCAGATAAACTATTCCAAGGCACACCAGAAATGCCATCTAGTGTATTTAATATATGCCGAGGATAAATCAAACCCTTACCATTCTTATTAGTGATTATTACTTCCTTGTTGACTCTTCTCCTTAGACTATCTGTGTCTACTCCATATGGCTTAATAATGGGCATCTTTGGATAGTCTTTACCTTGCTCATCTAGCTTTGTTAATTGCCTCACTGTCTTTGGCACTTCTACTACAATTCTGGCTAGTCCATTACTTGACATAAATATTTCTGGAGATTTTCTACTTTGTGCTAGTCTGGCAGCTGTTATGTCTCCAATCTCATTATCTTCAACAATGCCATCTTCCAACTCAATAAGACCTCTACTGAGTCTTTCTTCAGTTTTCTTATTCTTTGCAAACTCAGCTTTCTCATTATCAATCTGCTCAGCCAATTCCTTAACAACTCGATTCAATACCTGTGGGCCAAATTTTAATTTCTTATCAACTTCACAGATAGCAGCTTTAACATGCAATGGATCTAAGTGAACTAGTCTTTGGGCAAAGCCATCCATCAAATCTTTAATATCATCAGTTTCTTCAATCCACTCCATAGCTTCATCAAAAGTAGGCACATCCACAATGTCACGAGCAGTCTCAACCAAGCGGTCAATATCATCAAATCTCTCTTGCCACCGATCATCATGCTCAGCAGAAGCATTCATTATACCCTCAATGTGTGCCTTTACCTTTTTAAAGGGAGTATTGGCATTCATCATTGAAAGAGCAAGCCCCCTAACAGCATCATGGAAGTTTTCACCACTTACAATGCTGCGAGTAGCTTCTGCAATATCAAATTCTGCTTTTTTGTGTGTTAATTTTTGGTCACCCTTACCTTCTCCCAAGGGGCTTTCATAAATAACCATGTCAGGGTGCCAATTAAGCTCATCATACTCTCTCTTAACAATTCCTAGAGGGCTATCTACAGGATCAGGTGCACCAGAAGTTATTCTCTTCTGTGTGTATATGGGTTGTGAACATGTGTAGATAGCAGGGTCAATGATATTGCCCCAGCCTTTGTGAGTATTATAAGCCTTAGCAAAAGACTTCATTTGGAGGTTGTGAACAGGAGTCTCTAACCAGAAAAACAAATGCACCTTTAAAACACTAGGGTCAGTTAAGCCATGAGATGCTGAAAATTGATATATGAATGTAGCATTTTTAAACTCTCTTGGCAGCTCTTGTCTGACAAATAACTTTACAGCATCTTCATAACTCAATCCTTGAGGTATCTTCCAACCATCAACATCCACAGGAAAGTATGGCAACTCTCTATCTATAATAGTAGGCTCCAATCCATCCTTTTTATTCTCTCTCTTTCGCCTGACCATATTCTCTAAGTCAATTCCATCTTTAAATCCACCCACAATCATAAACACAGGAAAGTCTAAAGAAGTTTCAAGAGCACCATATAAATCACCAATGCCTTCACAAGGCACGCCATAACCAGTGTAAGTCTTACAACGCGGATAAGATTCAGACAAAGACCATTTACCACCTTCCTTCTTAAAACTTTTAGTTGCAGATTTACTATCCAAAGGCTTCATAAAATTGATATTAAACATTGGCTCTCCAGTAAAGTTAATTAGTAATTATTTAAATAATAGGGTATAGTATAATCTATTTACCACTAAGTAAACCTAAATAAAATATAAAAGCCATTGAAGTTACATGCTTATAAAAAAATACATAAATGTTGAATAAAAGCACTTCTGCCCTTTACTTCTGTGAACAGAAAGGTTATAATGTATTTAAGAGATGAGGGAAACAAACCTAAAAACAAGGAAAGAAAATGAAAATTCAAGAGGAAAAGATGACTATTAAAGAAAAAGTATTACAAATTGTTAAAAATAACTTAGGTGGCACAGATGATACGCGCCTTAATCAGCAATGCCTATCAAAAGTCAAAAAGCAGACAGAATGGGAAGAGAAAGGAAAAATCTTCCCATTTGGCACTTATCCAGCAAAGCTAATTAATTTTGACATCAGACCAGGGAAAACTTGTCTGCTTGTTTCATTAGAATTTGAGGTGGACACAGAAGATGGGAAAATTTCAATATTCCATGCTTACCCACTCTGCAAGCCATGCACAGATAGCCTTTTTATAGACCATCAATTCAGAGGGACAGTGTATGTTTCCTCCATGCTTGATGCTTTAAATATACCTAGAAGTGGCTTAAATTTTCCAGCCCGTTTATCATTAGCAATTGGTGTCAAATCTCAAGTAGTTGTTGAGCAAAGAGAATTTGACAATACTGTCTGGAATGTAATTGCTGATTGGAAGTTATAAAATGAATAATAAAAAGAAAGAAATCATAGACAAAGTTATCAAACTGTTAGATTTAGCCAATAGTACAAATTCAGATAATGAGTCAGAAGTTGCAAAAGAAAAGGCAGCAATCCTTATGGCCAAATATGATATCAAGGAAATTGAATCAGAAATAGAGCCTATCTATAAAACTTCTGAGCAAATGCTGAATAGGCAGTCACACATTAAGTATGATACACTCCTTCTAAACATTGTTTCAAGCTTTAATGGAGTAGCTTATATAAAGAAACCAAGGCTAGGCTGCAAAGCAAAGAATGTATTTGTAGGTAGAGAGTCTGATGTTGAATGCAATAGCTTCATGATTGAAATTTTACAACAGCAAAGGTGGTCTGCATGGAAAAAATATCGTGCTCACCTGAAAGGCAAATATGAAATTGTGCCAACTGATCTTGATAAGAAAAAATGGTTCATGGGTTTTGCATTTGGCATACAAGAGAAGCTTGATAGCTTAACTGAGATGAAAGAAAGTAAAATTCAAGAGCATGGTCTTGTTCCAGTAAATAAACAGAAACAAGCTCTTTCTGAATATGAGAAAGATCACAATGTTAAATCATCAAAAAGTAGAAGTGCATCATATAATCCTGATGGATATGAATCAGGGCTTAATGCTTCTATCCACAAAGGAATATCTGAATCAAACAAAGGAGTTTTATTAGCATGAAACTAAAACTCAAGAAAGTTATCAAATTTGACTGTGGTGAAAAATTTACCTTCATAAGAGGTAAGGCAATTATTCCAGGCATGAGGCTGTTTGGTTGCCCAGTAATAATTACACTGAAAGAATTTAATGAGTTGAGAGGATAGTGAGATGATTAAAGGTATTTTTATTGTTGGTGGTTTTACCAGAGATATCCTTCTTGAGAAAATTCCAAATGATGTAGATTATTTGGTTGTAGGTTACACAGTTGGTGAGTTCTTATCAAATCACATTGGAGCTATTCAAATTGCCAGAAAAATATCATGGCAGAGGTAAAATCTGTTCTGAAATAATGATGAATCTGAGAACTTCAGAGTGGAAAAAGTTAAAAGGAGATTTAAAATGAAAAAGATACTACTATTAATTACAGCAGCCATCCTAGCCTGTTCTACAGCCTTTGCAGAAGAGCATGTAACCTATAATGACTATGACTACATCCGCTCCAGTAGCGTCTGCATAAGCGGTAGATTGTTTGTTATCACCTATTCTGGTAGTGGTTATAGTAATGCTAGAATGCTCTCAACAGTTCAAGTTATGGAAGTTAATGGCAAAGGGCAACTTGATTCTGTTAAGTGCTACAATCCTAAAAATCAATATGGTAGGTAATTATGGATTTTGAACTTTTGAATATATCTTTGTATTCTCATTATATCTGCTTTGGGCTCTTTAAAGTTGAATTTGGACTTGGAGATTGGATTGGCCATTTGTTATTTTTTGAGTGGCATGAAGGTGATATTAATTGGGATTTCTTATTTTTAAATGGCTGTAAGCCAGATGCCTGTGGGTGAATAATGAGTAAAGGATCAAGACAGAGTCTATGCATATTGGGAGCAATTAACAGCGGAATAGTCACTGTGTACCGCTTATATCCAGGCTTGGCTCCAAAGCTACTAGCAGATATAGAAAAAATAAATCAGCTGGTTTTAAAAGCATTCAGGGGATTTGATGACCACAAAGGTGATGATCAGAAAGTCTTAGATTTCCTAGTTGAGTGGGATGAATCACTATTAAAATCAGGGCTAAAAGATGAGATAAATTTGACAACAATGGTAGCTGTCAGCCAACAAGCTTGTCAAGAGATTTTAGGCAAGATCAGAAACAAAAATAAAGTTAGATTTGTTAGTGATATTATAGTAGAGTTAGATTCACTCGCATATCTTCTTCAAGAAGGATGCAGTGACAAACACATTATCCCTAAATTTGAAAAGGCTGATCTTATACTTGATTGCTTATTTGAAGTTATAAAATTTGATAAGAGGTAATTATGAAAATTGAATTAGAAAGTAATAGTTGTTGTGTAACAACTATATGCCCAAATGGCAAAGGCCACATTGTAAGCTCAAATGAGTGCACAAAGTGTGATGATTATGAGCACAATTTTACAAAAGATGGAAAGAAGTATGTTGAGTGTTCATTCTCCTCCTTAGTATCAATAAAGAATCAAATTTCTGAAAGTGTTAAAACAATTGAAGCTGGATATGCTGATCTTTTTAAAGCTATTGAAGAACTTGATAAATTCAAAGGTGGTGAGCATGATGATTTTTCAGCATTCATTCTATTCAAACTTACTAAGTTAGGCAAAACAATAGAAGAAATTGGAGGCTAAATGAAACAAACAATAGCAATTTTAACAGTGATTTTACTCAGTATTGACTGGGAACAACTTTTATTTTAAGGACTAATTGTGAGTACAGAGGAAAGATGTGGAATAACTGCAAAAGAAAGCACAGCCCAGATTTACCAGAAACTGAACGCGCTGTTCTGGTCAGGTTGATTAGATTGCTCTTTGGAAAAAGAAGATTTTTAATAGGCATTAATTAAATATGGAGGCAACAGATGAATGTACTGAGTTTATTTGATGGAATGAGTTGTGGAAGAGTAGCCCTTGAAAGGGTTGGGGTCACTGTGGGAAATTACTTTGCAAGTGAGATTGATAAACATGCCATCAAGGTGGCTACCGCTAACTACCCAGACATAATCCAACTAGGCGATATTTCAAAATGGCAAGAGTGGGATATTGATTTTGGTAGTATTGACCTATTGCTTGCAGGGTTCCCTTGCCAAGCGTGGAGCGTAGCAGGGAAGCAGAAAGGGGACAATGACCCCCGTGGGGCTTTAGTGCATGACCTAATTGCGGTATGGCAAAAGATTAAAGAGAAAAACCCCAATGTCAAGTTCCTCTTTGAAAATGTGAAGATGAAAAAGGAGTTCCTTGATTATATAAATGATCTTTTTGGTGTTGAGCCTATCTTGATTAACTCAGCATTACTGAGCGCACAGAACAGGAAAAGATATTACTGGACAAATATAGCAGACATTGACCAACCAGAAGATAAAGGCATTATGTTAAAAGATATTGTCCACAAGGGTGTTGATGTTGACGAGTACAAAGTACCACTAGATGATTCTTTTAAGCTGCTTGATAAGGAAGTTGAGAAAGGGAAGGTGGGATATTTCCACAAGGACAGCCAAACGAACAGGGTTTATTTTGTGCATGATAAAGCTGTTACATTGTGTGGTTGTGCTGGAGGTGGTGCCACAAAGATGGGACAATATTTGTTTGGGTGTATTACCCCTGGTAGATTAAACAAACGGCAGAATGGGCAGAGATTTAGCAAGGGGGAGAAATTCTACACCTTAACAGCCCAAGATAAACACGGCATTTTGACTGAGGGATATATCAGAAAACTAACACCCGTTGAGTGTGAACGACTGCAAACACTTGATGATGGCTACACTGATAAAGGAGTTAGTAATGCCCAAAGATATAAGATGATCGGTAATGGATGGACTGTTTCGGTTATAGAACATATCTTTAAAACATTGCAAAAATGACATAGGATAAGCCTTAAATTATTTTGATAGGCTTTTCCATAGAATGCCCTGATAACCTGCCAGCCATGGCAACTAAGAACTAATTGGAGCAAATAAAATGAAAAGAAATACAATGCAAAACTTGCCTTATTCTTAGGCACAACTGAAGAGGGATAAAATGACACACCAAGATATTCCAATTAAAATTAATTTTACATAAGGCAAAAATAGTCCTTTACTTTACCTTATAAACATTATAAGATGCTTTATCAATTAAATAAGGATATATCAATAACAAAAGCCTAGGAGGCACAAAATGTCAGATCAAGATGAAGCTTATGAAGCGCCAGAAGTATCAAACATGGTCATTAAGTCAACCGATGCAAAAATGTATGGTTGGAAGCAAATCAAAGGCAAAGATGCAAAGCCCGCAGTTGAAGCTGTAGCTGGAAAATCCGCTATTGCTGCCATGACTGATGAAGATGGAAATGAAACCTCCCCAGCCCAGCCAGGTGTAAAAGCTGTTAAAGCACAAGATGCTGTTGAAGCAAAAATTGGTTGCCAGCATGTCCATGTCCAAGCAAAGACTATGGAGATTCTTGATGAGTGTATTGCCCGTCTTGCAGCTTTAGGATTCCATTTTGCTGATACTGCTGCCCCTGCTGATACTGAGCATGGTGTTGGCATGTGGATCACCATTGGCCCAGAGAAGGAAGATATGACTGCTCTTCGTCAAGCCTTTAAGCAGGTTAAAGGTAAAGAGCACTTCAATGCTCCTGGTCTTGCCATTATTAAAGAAGAAAAGAAGAAAGCAGCTGCAGAAGCCAAAGCAAAGAAGGATGCTGAAAAAGCTGCCGAAGGCTCTGGTGAAAATGAAGAAGCTGAAGGTGATGAGTAAAGGCTAACATTCCAACTAGGTTAATCTCCCCTAGTTGGAGTGTTTGCTTTATATAGGTTAGTGTAGCCTAGTCCAAATATTCCAAGAGGGTGGGAAGCCCTATTGGTGGTTGTAGTTTAATTGGCAAAACTCATTGTTCGAACCTGAGATAATAACGAGGCAACATGCTAGTATATGCCACAGATATGATGAATGCAGATTCAATTTCTGCCAACCACTTTTATTAATATGTGTACACATAAGCAAGCACAAAAATTAGCATATGCAGTTATGTATGATGCATTTAAAGATTTAGGGAAGGCAAAATTCAGAGAGAATGCAGTGGCATTCTTAACTGGAAATGAAGTTAATTTTTGGGCAGAACTTGTAGAAAGATCTCCAAAAGACATAAAAAGAAAAGCAAAAGAAATTTATAACAATCCAAAATTATTACCAGAAAAGCTAACAAGGACAGTATCCCACTCTGGGAGAAAGTCAAGATATTCTTAATAAACATTTATTTTAAATAAAAACAGTTTTGCCCTTTACTTTTATAATCAGAAAGACTATATTGTTAATACAGGAAATGAAAAACTTAAAAACTTAAAAATGAGGAACTTAAAATGAAAATCAACGAAACTTACAAAGCTCTTTCTGGACCAGAACTTGTTAAAGCCTATAATGAAATGGCAAAGAAGCTTGACAAGCCATCTGTAAAGCGGTTTGCTTCTCGTTCTGCTGGTATTAAAAGAGTTGAGAAATTAGCTTTAGAGCTTGGGGAAATCGAGAAGGCAGAAAGCCCTAAGAAAGAGAATAAAACCTCTGACAAGCCTACTATCAGGATAAAAAAGTCTGCTATAAATAAGGTTAGAAGAACTAAAGGTGCTGTCCAAATGTGCCGTGAGGTTTTTTCAAGAAATAATTGTGAAGGCTATACCCGCAAGCAATTTGTTGTTGATTGTGTTGAAGCTGGTGTTAAGAAAGCCACTGCCAGCAGGAATTGGCATTATGTTGGTGGTGAATAAAATATAGCCTGAGCAAGCCTCTTAACTGCTCATAAACTCAAAAGCGAGGAAATTAAATGGAACAAGTTATACTTGATAATATGAGCTGGGAAGAATTGGCCAGTGCTCATACAAAGGCAGCAGGCAATTTAGCTGCAGCAAAATCAGCTGAGATGCAACTAAGAATGCATATTTGTGACCAAGTCCTTTTAGATAAAATCAAAGGAGTTGCCCACAAAGTTATAGATGGCTTTGACTTTGCTGCTACAGCCAAGATCAATATGAGTATTGATAAGGAACTTCTTGAGAATCTTCTGCCTGATTTATCTGATACAGAGAAATTGTGCATCAGATATAAGCCAGAAGTAGTGGCAAAGACTTATAATGCTCTTGATTCTAAATCAAAACTACACTTAGCAGTGACAGCAAAGCCTGGCACACCATCATTAAAAATCAAACCAATAAAGGCGTAAAATGTTTGGAAAAGGAAATAAATTCAAATTTGACCTTGGAGACAAGACAAAAGATAAAATTACAGGATTTGTAGGGCTTGTAGTTTGCAGAACCCAGTGGCTAAATCAATGCAATACTTATGGGATTAGGTCTCAGACCCTGAAAGATGGTGCGCCAATTGAGCCTCAGTACTTTGATGAACCTCAAATGGAATTGGTGAAGGGAAAAGTGATGCCAAAGAATCAGCACACTGGTGGCCCAAATGGACCTGTTCCACAAACAAACAGACTTTAAGGAGTAATCATGGCAATTAAACTAACAACAACCGCAGAAGCAACGAAGCATGTCAAGTGCCTAACTTTCGGTGACTCTGGTACAGGTAAAACAACCCTGTGTAAAACTGCACCTAAACCTATTATTATCTGTGCTGAGCGTGGATTGTTGTCTCTCTCTGATGTTGATATCCCTGTTATTGAGGTATCAAATATTGCAGATGTAGTTGAGGCTTATGAGTTTGTAACTGGTGAAGATGGGAAAGAATTTGAGACTGTCTGCCTTGATTCCATCTCTGATATTGCTGAGACTCTTCTAGCCAAACTCAAGGAAGAGTCAACAGATCCAAGACAAGCTTATGGCAAGTTGAATGACATGTGTGCAGATATCATTAAGAAGTTCCGTGATATCCCAGACAAGCATGTCTATTTTACAGCTAAGAATAAGCGGATTGAAGATCAGTTCACTGGCATTACTTCTTGGCAACCATCTATGCCTGGTCAGACTCTTGGGCCAGCATTACCTTACCTTTTTGATTTCGTTATTCCATTACGTATTGGTGTGACTCCTGAAAATGTGGAGTACCGCTATCTTCAGACAAAGGCTGACATCCAGTATCTTGCCAAAGATCGTTCAGGAAAGCTTGAGCCTCAAGAGGAGCCAAACTTGGGGAAGCTATTTGCCAAGGCTCTTGACCCTAAAACAAAAAGAAAATAGCCAATAAAGGCTAAAATATTTAAGGATAAAATATGAATAATTGTGAAGTTGTAGAAATTAATGGAATTGAATATGTCAAGAAAGATTCAATTAAGAAACAAGCTAAGACACTAAAGGGGATGAAATATTGTATTGTGCGAACATATTCTGCAGGGGTTTTTGCTGGATATATAAAGAGTCACACAGGCAAGGAGGTTGTTGTCATAAATGCTAGGAGATTATGGCGGTGGTATGGTGCATCATCTCTTTCTCAGATGGCAATGGAAGGAACAAAGAAGCCAGATCAATGTAAATTTCCATGTGAAGTTGATTCAATTACTCTGACAGAAGCAATTGAAATTATTGAGTGCACAGAAGCAGCACAGGAATCAATTAAAGGGGTGAAGATATGGCAGCAATAGTTGATGGCGCTGGCGATGGCGATGGCTATGGCTATGGCGATGGCGATGGCGATGGCGATGGCTATGGCTCTGGCGCTGGCGATGGCTATGGCGATGGCGATGGCTATGGCGATGGCTCTGGCGATGGCGATGGCGCTGGCGATGGCTATGGCTATGGCGATGGCTAATTTGCAAAACAGATTAACAAGTAGTACAACTAAACCAAAGACCATAGGAGAAATAAACATGGCAACATTACCAAGCGCGTTTGATAGTAATCAACATGATGATATGCAAGGGGCATTTGACCCAATTCCAGCTGATACTTATCAAGCGCAAATTACTGGCTCTAGTGTTGAAGACACAAAAGCTAAAAATGGCAAGTACATTAAACTTGAATTCACAATTCTTTCAGGTGAATATAAAGGTCGTAAAATTTGGACAAATCTGAATATTATTAACCCAAATCCTGTGGCAGTGGAGATTGCCCAGAAAGAACTTGCTACCCTATGCCGAGCTTGTGGCAAGCCTGTTATTCAGGATACACAAGAAATTCATGGAGTCCCTTTTAATATGAAAGTCAAGATCACTCCTGCGAAGGGTGATTGGCCAGCTGGAAATGCACCTTGTGGATATGAATCTTTATCTGGTGCTGGTGCTCCTCCTGCTGCCACTGGATCTCACAAAGAAGCTGAAGCTTCAGGGGATGCATCCGCGCCATCTAGTTCTGGGGTGCCTTGGCAAAAGTAATTAGTTGATGAAATACAGGGCAAGGGATAATTAATCCTAAGAGGTAGGCAGGGGTGGAATGAGGCTAGTGCCTTAACAACCTTGCCTTGTGTTTTATTAACTAATAGGTGATAACATGATAAATCAAGAAAGATTGAAAGAATTACTCCATTATAATCCAGGAACTGGAATATTTACATGGATGGTTAATAGAAGATCAAACTTGTTGAAAGGGTGCACTGCAGGGTGGAATCAGTTGGGATATATTATGATAGGCATTGATGGCCTTATATATCAGGCTCATAGGCTTGCAATCTTGTACATGGATGGCTATTTGCCTGAAGGTCAAGTTGATCACAAAGATAGAATTAAACATCACAACTGGTACAGCAATTTAAGGCCAGATGTAACACACCAATGCAATATGAGAAATAAAGGATTGCAGAAAAATAATACATCAGGGTTTACAGGATTAGCAAAAAGAGGCAAAAAATGGTGTGTATGCATATACATAAATAAACACCAATATAATTTCCATAGAGGAGATGATCTTGTTGAAGCAGTTGCTCACAGGTTAGCAGCAGAGCAGTGTTTGGATTGGTGTGGTCATGAAAATTCAGATTCTAAGAAATACATAGATAATTATTTAAAGGAGATTAATAATGGCACTTTTACCTGTTGATACAAGATTAAAAACTGAGCAACTTATTGAAGACCAAGAGCTTATTCAGAAACCACGTGAATACCTTGGAATGTCTGGACTGGGAGGGGATTGCTCAAGGGCAATGTGGTATGGTTTCCGCTTGTGCTCTAAAAGAACAATAACCCCTAGGCAAGCAAGACTTTTTGGAAGAGGGCATAAAGAGGAGCCTATCATTGTAGAGAGTCTTGAAGCTGTTGGCATGGAGCACTTTGATGACCAAGCTGAGATAGTTGAGTGCCATGGGCACTGCAAAGGCCACTGTGATGGAAAGTTGCGGAATGTTCCTGATGCCCCTAAAACAGACCACCTTGCTGAATTCAAGACTG